CGTGCAACGAATACAAAGCACGCTATGGATACATGGCGTGATTTGTGTTCGTGGCGTTCTTTGTTGCTAGTAATAGCAGCATTTTTCTTCGCCCGTTTGACCTATGTTAGCATCTTTTTATCCCTACAGGCCTATTTTGGTATTGCAACCTTTGTAACAAGGGTTGTACGAGCTGTGTTACCGATCATTCGCTTTGAAGGCCGTGGTAACATCATCGATGTCGGTGATGCTGCTCCGGCTGCACAAGGTGCGGTACAACGTGCTCACAACGTCGCTGACGGAGTTATACCACCTAGGGCTGGTGTGGGCTTTGTCGCCGCAAATGCAGATGATAGTGATTCGTCTGATGAAGAAGTTGCTCAACTTGTTCGCGGTGTACATGATGCTAATATACATGAAGGTAAAGTTAAGTCGGTCTCTGACTCCGCAAGGACGACTCTTCGTGATGCGGCTAGGCTTACTCGCCTAGTTCAAGAAGGGAAACGTGGCAGGCGTGGTGGTAGACGCCGTCGGTTTGTTTATTACCCGGATGATGACGATCATCGTCGTCCTACGGTTGATCAAGCTGCAATCGACGACTTTATGACCTCGCATGCCGCGCGCCAACTGGCGCAGCGTAACCCTGATTTTGCACAAGAACTCGACGACGAAGTTGAGAAGGTCACCACCCGTTACCTAAACCGTGACGATCAGTGGCTTGACCATCTTGATGACGAGGAACCAGACGATTTTTATGACCAACAAATATTTGAAGAGGCTCGCAGAGTACTGGAGGCGATTGTCGGGAGCATAGCTCTCCGCAAACCGGCTCCTCGTGGTGTGCGACCGCGTTCAGTCATGAAAACCGCCGATGTTCCTCAGGCGCCGCCGAAGAAGGAGGAATTTCCATCTGTCAAGGTGAAAAACGAGGCATTTCATGCCGAGAATCCTCCTGTTGTGTCGTATCACAAATCCATAACCTGTCTGAAGGACAAAGCTAAGAAGCCTGTTAACAGCGCGATTCGCGTTGGCACTGGCTTGCTTACTACCAAACATGCTGCTGCTCATTACGCCTACGCAGATGATGTTGCATTGCCCGCGTCTTACAAACGTGTGGACTTGGCTGATGACCTTACGTTGCTTGCC